CCATTCGACTTAGCTGATCGCTTGCAAGGTACCGATGAAGAAAGTCTAAAAGCAGATGCAGAACGCTTAGCATCTTTTATCAAACCTGTCGAACCTGTTGCACCAATGCGTGTTGTAGAACCACAAATTGGAGACAATAAAACATCGCAAATGAAGTCAATGCTTCGAGAATTAAATAACACAGGAGAATAATGTATTATGACAGACAATTCATTAAAACAAGGAACGCTTTTTAAACCAGAATTGGTTAAAGAACTCATTTCAAAAGTACAAGGACGTTCTGTTCTTGCTAAGCTCTCATCTCAAACACCAATTCCATTTAATGGAGTTGAGCAATTTATCTTTAATCTTGAAGGGAATGCTCAAATTGTTGGTGAAGGACAACAAAAAGGTGCTGGTAAAGCAATCATTGAACCAAAGGTAATCAAACCGCTTAAATTTGTATACCAAGCACGGATCACAGATGAATTTAAGTATGCTTCTGAAGAAAAACAACTTGAATATCTTTCACAATTTGCTGATGGATTCGCTAAGAAAATCGCAGATGCTTTTGATATCGCTGCTATCCACGGTTTGGAGCCAAAAGGGCTTACAGATGCAACCTTCCATGACACTAACTCATTTGATGGTTTGATCACTGGGAATATCGTAACTTATGCAGAAGATAAATTTGACGATAATATTGATGCTGCTGTCCAACAAATCGTAGCTAAGGGTGGAGAAGTTACTGGTGTGGCTATCTCTCCAGTAGGTGGTCAATCACTTGCTAAGTTGAAAGTAAATGGTGTGGTTCAATATCCAGAATTCCGCTTTGGTCAAAATCCTGACTCGTTCTACGGAATGAAATCAGACGTAAACAAAAACTTGACTGTTACTGGTGGAACTGCTCAAACAGACCATGCAATCGTTGGTGACTTTGAAAACCGTTTCAAGTGGGGTTATGCTGAAAATATCCCAATGGAAATCATTGAATATGGTGATCCAGACGGAGCTGGTCGTGACTTGAAAGCCTACAATGAAATCTTGCTGCGTGCTGAAGCGTTTATTGGATGGGGTATCCTTGATGCTGATGCATTTGCTCGTGTTAAAGCGTAAGGTGATTTGAAATGATTTACGTTAATAAAGTATCAGGAGAAATAATCACCACTGATTCAGTGCTTGGCGGCGATTGGATTGCTAGTAGTGAACATAAAAACGGGACAGAAGTTCCAGAAATGAAAGTGGCAGATATTCGCTCTAAACTAGATAGTTTAGGAATCGAATACGACAAAGGAGCTAAGAAGGCTGACCTTCTTGCTCTTTTAGAACAACATGAAGGGTAAATAAAATGACAACATTTGCGACAGTTGAAGACCTTGAAACTTTGTGGCGTTCTTTGAAATTTGATGAACGAGGAAGAGCTAAGGCACTGTTGGAAATTGTGTCAGATTCTCTTCGTGAGGAAGCTAAGAAAGTCAGCAAAGATTTAGATAAGATGGTGCTTGACAGCCCATCTTATAAAAGTGTTGTGAAATCTGTTACCGTGGATGTGGTTGCTCGTACATTAATGACATCAACCGATCAGGAGCCAATGACACAAATGGCTGAGTCTGCTATGGGATATTCTTTTAGTGGCTCTTATTTGGTGCCTGGTGGTGGCTTGTTTATCAAGGAGTCTGAGCTGAAGAGGTTAGGCTTCAAAAAGCAAAGATATGGGGTGATTGATCTTTATGGGACGAATTAAAGGTATTACGATCACTCTTATAGAAACCGTTGAGAAGGGAAGGGATGACTTTGGTCATCCCATTTTTGAGGAAGTTGAAACTTTTGTGGATAATGTCCTTATATCTCCATCTTCAACGGAAGATATCACAAGCCAGATGAATCTAACTGGACGGAAAGCAGAGTATACTCTAGCAATACCAAAAGGTGATCTTCATGATTGGGAAGATAAAGAAGTTTTATTTTTCGGTAAGAGATGGAAAACTTTTGGAATTCCTCTTGAAGGGATTGAGGAGATGCTTCCTTTAGTTTGGAATAAGAAGGTGATGGTAGAACGCTATGAGTGATATTAAGTTTAAGCTCAATCGTGCAGGAGTGGCTGAATTAATGAAATCTGCCCCTATGCAGAGTATCCTTTCTCAATATGCATCTGATATTCAAGCTAGATGTGGTGATGGATACGTAAAAGATATTCATGTAGGTAAAAATCGTGCTAATGCAATGGTTAGTGCAAAGACCTATAAAGCTAAGAAGGACAATATGAAAAACAATACTCTTTTGAAGGCGGTGAATTAAATGATCGAAATTGTTATCAAGAAATATCTTGACGGTCATTTATCGGTACCGTCTTTTTTTGAGCATGAAACAAACATGCCACAAGAGTTTGTAATCCTTGAAAAGACTAGGGGAGCCAAGAAGAACCACGCAAAGACTGCAACATTTGCTTTTCAGAGTTATTCAACCAGCATGCAAAAAGCTGCTGAATTGAATGAGAAAGTAAAACAAGTTGTCGAAAACATGATTGAACTGAATGAAATCAGTGGAATCCACCTAAACAGTGATTACAATTTCACAGACACAGAAACTAAAAAATATCGTTATCAAGCGGTATTTGACATAAATTATTTTTAAGAAATGGAGAATGGAATGGGATCAGAAGCTCAAACTACTCAAACAACATCGTCATCATTAGTGACGACAGCAAAACCTAAAATTGGGGGGGCAATCTATTCAGCACCTACTGGGACTCCTCTACCAACAGATGCGACAACCGCCTTAAATGCTAAATTTTTATCTCTAGGATATATCTCAGAGGATGGCTTGGAAAATGAAAATAGCCCTGAATCTGAAAACGTCAAAGCATGGGGTGGTGACATCGTACACTCCTCACAAACAGAAAAACCCGATACTTTCACTTATACATTAATCGAAGCATTGAACGTCAATGTGCTTAAGGAAGTGTACGGTGCTGATAATGTTAGTGGGGATCTTAAAACAGGTATCACTATCAAGGCTAATTCAAAAGAATTAACTAGCCATTGCGTTGTGGTAGATATGATTTTGAAAGATGGGACTATGAAACGTATTGTTATTCCTCAAGGAAAAGTAACAGGTATCGGAACTATCTCTTACAAAGATGCTGAGACAGTCGGATACCAAACAACTCTTACAGCATTCCCAGATGGCGAAAGCAATACTCACTACGAATACATCAAAGGAGCTTAATATATGTCAGAAACTAAATCATTTAAAGGGACTACTAAAACAGGTTTTCCATTCGATATCAGTATGGAACGGATGGAAAATTATGAGGTCGTAGAAACTATTGCTGAAATCGATGAAAACCCTCTTGTACTACCTCGGTTGCTTAAATTGTTACTCGGTGATCAGGTGGCAGCATTGAAAGATCACGTCCGTGGTGAAGATGGAATTGTACCAACTCAGAAGTTGATGGATGAAGTACGGGACATCTTCGAGTCACAGAATGTAAAAAAATAGTAACCCTTTCCAGAATGATCAAAACTGATGAAGATGCTTTGATTTGTGATTTAGCTGAGACGTATCGCATTTATGATTACAGACAGCTCCCTGCATATCAGGTAGCTGTTTTTTCGTTTGGTCTGCGTGATGATTCAAGGATAAAAGTTGCAATGTCAGGGCAGAATGTACCAACTGATCTATTAATCCAGGCAAGTATGTTGGATCGGCTATCTATGCTTGTATGGATGAAAACCAAAGATGGACAACAGGGTAAAAACCGTCCGGCTTCAATGGTTGATAGTCTTCTCAAGGTTGAGAAGGAAAAGGAACAGATGGTATTTACATCTGGAGAGGAATTTGAAGAATACAGAAGTAAATTGTTAGAAAAGATTGGAGGTGGTAATTAATGGCGACAGAATTAGGTCAAGCATATATCCAAATTATGCCATCAGCTCGTGGAATCAAGGATATGATTAAGAAAGAGCTTGGCTCTGAAATACCACAAGCAGGGCAGGAAGCAGGGGAATCTTTGAGTTCTAAGATGCTAAGTGTCGCAAAAAAAGCAATAGCAGCCGCCGGAATAGGTAAATTCTTTTCTGCATCATTGACAGAAGGGGCCAATCTTCAACAATCGTTAGGTGGGATTGAAACCTTATTTAAAGGTTCTGCTGACACGGTTAAAAAGTATGCTAATGAGGCATATAAAACAACAGGGTTATCAGCCAATGCCTACATGGAGAATGTAACAGGTTTTAGTGCCAGCCTTCTTCAATCGTTAGGTGGTGATACTCGGAAGGCAGCAGATGTTGCTAACATGGCTATGGTCGATATGGCAGACAATAGCAATAAGATGGGGACATCTATGGACCGTATTCAAGATGCTTACCAAGGATTCGCAAAGCAAAACTATACAATGCTAGACAATCTTAAGCTAGGATACGGTGGTACAAAAACAGAAATGCAACGCTTACTAGCTGATGCGCAAAAACTGACAGGTGTTAAGTATGACATCAATAACCTGTCAGACGTGTACCAAGCAATTCATGCGATTCAAGAGAATTTAGATATTACCGGGACGACTGCTAAAGAGGCAGCGACTACTTTTAGTGGATCGTTCGCATCCATGAAAGCAGCAGCTCAAAACGTCTTAGGAAAATTAGCTCTTGGTGAAGATATTATGCCTTCATTACATCAACTTTTTGAAACCGTTAAAACATTCCTTGTAGGTAATCTTATTCCAATGGTATGGAATGTGTTAAAAGGGATCCCCCAGGTTTTAGCTGCTGCACTCGGTGAGCTTATGCACACGCTTTTCGGAGACTACATTGGAGAAAGCATTATGAACGATCTTTATGATGTTTTTGATAAAGTAGGAGGAGTGGTCAGCACTATCTATGATATGATTTTCGGATCATTGAGTAAGAAAGACAATATAGATTTTTTAAAGAAGCTAGGAATAAACGAGAAAACAGCTAGTAGTATTGTGAACATTGGTGATAATATCCGTACCATGTTTGAAAATATTGGTGCTGTTATTAGTAACGTTGCCGGGATTGTCGGAGAGTTCATCAGTGACCTTTTTGGACTTGCTAAAAGTAAAGACAGTGTTGGAGGAGTAGCTTCAGCTTTTGAAGCCATTACTAAAGTTTTAGCTGATGCATCAGGTAAGGTAAAAGATTTTACAAAGTGGATGCGTGAGAATAAAACAGTTATGGATATTGTTAAATCTGCTCTAGCCGGAGCCTTAGCAGGTTTTTTGGCATTTAAAGCAATTACAACTATTCAATCTATTATCACAGGTTTCAAATCAGCACTTTTAGCAGTTAAAGGCGCAGTTTTAGCTTTTAACGCTGCAATTGCTGCTAACCCAATAGGAGCCTTAGTAGTTGCTATTACTGCGGTTGTAGCTGCATTAGTCTGGTTTTTTACCCAAACAGAGACGGGTAAGCAGATTTGGAGTGCTTTCGTTGATTTTGTAGTAGGCTTGTGGAATGGTCTTGTAGAGTTCTTTTCAGGTTTATGGACAACCATCTCAGAAGGTGCAATAAACCTTTGGAATGGGGCTGTAGAAGTCTGGAATAGTGTGATTGAAGGAATAAAAATAGCTTGGAATGGAATAGTAGAATTCTTTGTTACTTTGTGGCAAGGTATTTCTAGTACCGCTACAGCTGCATGGACCACAATTACAGAAACAGTAATGGCCATTGTCCAGCCTTTTATTGATGTGTTTATGTCGATTTGGAATGGAATGAAAGATGGTCTGGGTCAGATTTTCGAAGGTATTAAAACAATTTTCAGCGGGGCCTGGGAATTAATAAAGAGCATTGTAATGGGAGCGGTACTATTTATCATTGATTTAGTAACTTTAGACTTTACAAAAATGGGTGAAGATCTAGGATTGATTTGGGAAAGTATCAAATCTGCTATATCAATGATTTGGGATGGTATCTGTACTTATTTTAGTGGGATTATTTCTACAATTATAGGATACTTCACTGGTGCTTTCGAAGGGCTTAAGACATTCTTGTCTGGAATATGGGATTCTATAAAGGCAACAGCAGAAGCTATGTGGAATGCAATATGTCAAGCTATTCTCGGCATTATAGATGCTTTCGTGGCTAGCGCAAAAGCTCTTTGGGAAGGCTTCAAATCTTTCATGTCTGGATTATGGGAAGGCATCAAATCTACAGCAATCGGCATGTGGGAAGGCATCAAATCTGGTCTTGGAAGTATTTTCGATGGAATTGTCACTGGTGCACAAAAAGCATGGGATACCATGAAAAACGGAGTTAAAAACCTTTGTTCAGGTATTAAAGGATTTTTCTCTGGCCTAGCAAAGATCAATCTTTGGGATGCTGGTAAAGCTATTCTTGATGGCTTCTTAGGGGGATTGAAAAGTGCGTATAATGGTGTTAAGAATTTTATCGGTGGTATTGCAGACTGGATCCGTAAGCACAAAGGTCCTATTTCTTATGACCGCAAGTTATTAATACCTGCTGGTAAAGCTATCATGGGAGGATTTGATGCTTCTTTACAAAATAGTTTTAAAGATGTGCAAAGAACTGTTGGTGGAGTAGCTGGATGGATTTCAAATGCATTTACAGGGGATGATTTTGATTTTGGATCAGGAGCAGCTTTCAGTAAAGATATCACATCCACATTGCAGATGCCTAACGCTAAATATGACACAACTGAGTCTAGAATGGTGTCTGAGATGATGATTCTGAGATCAAGTTTAGATACTTGGCTTGAGAAGATATCAAACAAAGACTCTAATACTTACTTAGATGGAGAAAAATTAGCCATCAATGCCTATCAACGTCAAGGACGAATCATGGCTAGAGAGGGGATCTAATGGCAGTAAATTATCTGATTATCAATACTTTTAACACAAACACTATATCAGACAGTGTGGTGACTGATTTTGGAGATATTAAAGGTGCTATCCCTCGATATGATGAGCAAAAAAAACTATTTGGAATGAATGGCCAATATAACATTGAAGATGGTGCTTATGATGGATATGAGCGTACTTTGAAGTTGTTTGTTAAGCGATATGAAGATGCTCAAGCTATTATTAACGCATTCCAGAAGCAGGACAATGTATTGGAATTTAGTTATCAACCTGGTAGCATTTACTATGCTGATTTACTTGAATCAGAAATCTCGCTTCATGGCCAAAATAACTGGATTGTAAGTATCAAGGTGTATCAACATCCTTTTAGATATTTAAAAAATGTCCAAGAGGTTGTACTATCAGGACGTGGGACAATCACTAATCCAGGTACAATTTACTCGGAACCGGTTATTACAGTTGAAGGGCAAGGAGAAGTAACTCTAACGATTGGCAACCAGACAATGGGATTAAACCTATCAGGCGGGGCTAAAATTGATTGTAGGCAGCGGAAACAAAATGTTTATACACTAAATGGGCAACTCAAGAACACCTTGAGAACAAGAGGCCCTTTTTTTGAACTGCCTAAAGGAGATATAGGGGTAACTACATCTGGTAATGTTTCCAAAATCAAAATTCAAGGAAATTGGAGGTATATCATTTGATTTATTTAAAAGAGGGTAATATTCCTCTTAATTTGTGTACGGATGATGATATCAGCCAGCAAGAAAATAATACTTATCAGCTTACCTTCAAGTATCCTGTTAGTGATGAAAAATGGAGCCTGCTACAAAACGAAGTTCATTTGTTAGCAGATGATTTGTCAGGAGAACAAGAATTTGTAATCATTGACATCCAAAAGGGGCACGGATATATCACAGTATATGCCAATCAAGTAGCAACGTTGCTAAACGGATATAGTATCCGCAAGATCAATGTAGATCGGGCGAATGGTTTTACTGTGATGAACAAGCTAGTAGAAGGGCTAAAGAGAGAATGCCCTTTTACTTTCTTTTCTGATATCTCTGAATTACATACTTTAAACATAGAG